ACATTACCTCTTGTAACTTCTGTGTTACCTATCCCAACAATTATCATTTGTTGATTGAAAAAATCATTTACAGCATTAGCAAACCTAGATAAATCCATTTTAAATTTACCCCAATATGCTTCTTTAGCAAATCCTTGCTGCGCTTTAAAAGCTGCTCGAATGTTGGTATCCATTTCATTCATCATTCGATTAGCTTCTTTATAGCTATCTGATTTTTCCTCTAAACTTCCCTTACCAATAGAAGCTAGCCAACCTTTCCAGCTTTTTTTACTAGCAAAAGGATTATCTCTAGTAGAAACCAATGCCTCTTTTTTTATTTCATCGCTCATATTATTATCCGTATGTATGTTTAAAATGCATTCAGATTTAATCTTGTTTTATTGGCAACACCTTTTGGTGTTGTTTAAAATTTACATTGGAGGGGGCGCTCCACCAGGTGGTTTTGGTGCCGCTGGTGCCGGTGGTGGCTTTGGAGGAGGAGGTGCGCCTCCTCCTCCCTTTGGAGGACTAGGCTTAGGTGGTGGTGGTAATGCTCCCCCACCCATTGGTGGCATTCCGCCGCCTCCCCCGCCGCCATCTTCTCCCTCTTCTCCTGGAACAGGTGCCTCTATTGTGGTTTCACCAGGTAACGGAGTATCAGGAACATCGGGTATTTCATCATTAACATCTAAAGATCTCAATTCTCCCAATGACATATTTGTTAAAGAAGCAAGTTCTTTTTCTTTTCTTGCTTGTACAATAGCTTCATGTCTAATCATTCTTTGTTCATTTTCATAGTCTAAACCAAGACTTCTAAACAAAGTGTGTTCAGAAACAACTTTATTATCACCAACAGCTAAATTTGTTAAAAATTGAATGTAATCACCAAGATCAAACAATTGCATATGATTCCATTCAATATCTGGAATAATTAATCTTCTTTCACCATCTACATTTTCCCAAAAATCATGCAGTTGTGATATAGGAGCAAACACTTTAGTCCTAATCCATTTAGACATCATGTTTTGAAATTGCATATATCTTTGACGTAATACATCTAAGCTCAAACCACCATTTGCATATGTAATATCTCCAGATTCCATAATAACTTGCGGAACCATTAAAGCAATATATATTTCTTTCATTAATCTATCTAAATCAGGATTAATATCTATAGCAACATTGGAACTGATTTTTTGAATATCTACAGAACCATGTGTAATTATTTTAAAATCTTTGTCATATTGAGCGCTTTCAAGCAAATCTCTCCAATATTGTAGGTCTGATGGAGATATTTTATACTCGGCATCAACACTGCCTCCACCCAGTTTTACTAAGGTAATTGGATTGATCATATTGTCTGCTTGAGCATATTTACATTCTCTTAGTTTATCCCATAACATCAATGCTTTATATGCTGGAGCAATCAAACTTGTTCCTCTAGAATCATAAGGGCTTATTTTTCTAGCCAAGTGAGAAACATAAAAATTATCTAGTGGAATATTTTTTCCAGCACGAACAAGTTGAAGTATGTTAGCTGGAATGTTTCGTCTAAGCTTAACGCTATCAGGGTCTGTTCCTGTTATAATTCTTCTCAACTCTGAGTCTGGTCTTAAAGTAATTTGAGCCGGACCTGAAAGAACAGTTCTATTTGTAGAGATATAATCTGGATTTTGAATTGTAACTCTGTTCCATTTGGCAGTACGATCATCTAAATGTAAAAATGGGAAAACCTCTCCTATGACGAAAAACTCTTGAGCCATTTCAACACAAACGTTATGCAATTCCATTTCATCTACCATGACATTGAAGAAGTCTTCAATTTTTTTGTCAGGACAACGTATATTCATTTTAGAAATTGGATAAGTAGAATGAAGATGAATAGCATTGTTGACAATTGGATTCAAAGCAAAATGCGCTCTTGACCACGAATTCATGGTTCCACGATCACGTGGCATTTGCGTATTTGATGTAAGCCACAATGGGCTATACATTTCTGGGCCTTGTCTTACGGTATCTCCTTGTCCGCGCCATGCGCTTCCTATACCTGAAGCAGAATCAATAGACCCTCTTTTATTTAATCCAGGAACAGTAACAGCATGCGAATAAATGCTTCTATCTGCAGGATCTCCACCATTAGACGAAATAGCGTTTGCTGGAATAAACTTACCTCTAACTATATCTTCTTCTGAATCATTAACGCCAAACCTGGATATTTGAGCCGCCATTGAATCATCAATTACCAATGGTCGTCCACGACCTCTGTTTGATTGCATTGCCATTATACCTTTATATCTATCCTACAATATTATCAACTTGAACCAAATGTTTTTACATTAGGTAAATACACGGGTATGGCCATTTTACTTGCGTCTGATTCGTTTTCTTTTCCAAATAAAAGATTAATATTTTTAAATCCTTTACTAATATAAAATTTATAAGCTAAATATGCATTTAATAAAGCCATAAAACCGTCATTAGGAGTTAGTCCCTTTACATAAGTTAATTTTGCAGTATTAGATCTATCCCTTGTCACTTTAACTTCCATACTAGAACAATGACTTATAAGCCATGCAATATGTTCATAACTCCCCATTGGAAATCTAAAACAACCCTTTCTCATAAGAGTATACATTTCTTCTATGAAATAATTTCTATCAAACACAACAGTTTTTGGAAATATATGATCATTAAATTTTATTTTTTTCAACAATCTTCCGCCAGCTGCTTCGCTTGCCAAAAACTTTTCTCCATATTTTGATTGTAAAATTTGACTCAAATCTCCAGCATAACCAATGTCACCAACAGCCATGGTTATGTTATAGTTTAAATATACTTGATCAACAATATCTAATTTATATTGTAATTCGTTATTTTTCAATTTTGTTGCAAATTGTATTTCAAATCTATCTGGACCTTCAACGGTCATAATTACAATGGTACTATAAGATTGTCCTTGTTGTTGTTTTTTAGAACCGGAAGCCTGGTCAGCATCTGCTCTCTTTCCCCAGTCAGCGCCCATAAATACAAGTTTGTTTTCAGTTGGTAAAATACGTTTACGCATTTTTCTTTCTGAATCTCCACATAATACTCTTATTTCATCCGATGTAATTCCAAGACCTTGACCCATATAAAATTCACCCAAAACTTCATTCATCCAAGCCCTTTCAGTGTTGATAGGGTGAATTCCAGGTTTTTCAGCTTCTATTTTTTCACGAGTAAATTTTGGCATATAAAGTTGATTTATATGATATCCAATAAGTTCACATTCATCCTCATCTCTTCCAATCCATTTCCCTCGTTCTGTTGCTTGTATTTTATCTTGCAAACACTCACAATGAGGACATTTTATAGTATGACCATATAACCAAATTTTTTCCCAACTATTAGTACCAGGAACATAAAGTGGAAAATATTCCAAACACATTTCACATCTTAAATGAAATAATTGTTGAGATGATTTCATCCACATTGAATAATATATAGAATCTTTATTTTTAGGAGTACCCATAAATAACTGAACACCACCGGGTTCTTGACCGTATTGAGCCATTGTCATCATTTTAATAGCATTAGACAAAGCTGCTCCTGGCATATCTTGAATTTCGTCGAATATAATTGCATCAACGGTTCGACCTCTTAATCTTGAAGCATCAACACCAGTAGATTCAACCCAAATATGATTGCTATCTTTGAATTCTTTATATTGCAAACTTTCATTAACATTTTGGCTAATTAAGTCTTCCATATAAGATTTTTGTTTTTTACCAGGTTTAGCCACGCCATTTCTGATTGATTGAGCAATAGCAGCATTTAACTTTGTTTTTGCATAAGCTGCAGCAATGTCCAATTGAGGAAAACAATGCATGACTCGCATTGGTGGTCTGCCATTGTTTCCAAATGCTCCACATCCCATCCAATACATTTCTATATTGGCTGCCATGGTTGTTGCCCCAACCTGACGTCCCTTTAAAAATATAATTGGTTTGGAAGCTTTTTCTAAAGATTTAACTCCAACATGCCGATACATATCCACGAATGGCTTGTACCCGTTTCCCCTCAATCTAAACGGTTTACCATCTAAAGTTAAATATCTTTCGCAAAAAGAAACCGGGTCTAAATTTAATATAGCTTGTTTTATAGTGTCAAAAATAGTGGAATTGTCTAATACATCTTTGTTCATAACAATATGTGAAAAAATTATATTAAATTAAAAATTATATTAAATTAAAAATTATATTAAATTAATTTTTTATCAATAATTA